TCCGTGGTGGACGTCGCGCAACGATCGCCGATGTGGTTCGCCGCGCGGCTCGGGCGGGTGACGGGCTCGGTGGCGCACGACCTGATCGCGACACCGAAGAAAGGCGGGGGCGAGCTCGCCGGGCGGCGGAATCTGCGCGTGCGCCTGGCGCTCGAGCGTGTCACGGGCCAGAGCCTCGACGCCGGCGGCTACCAGTCGGCCGCCATGACGCAGGGGATTGCGCGGGAAGGGGACGCCCGCGCCGCCTACGAGGCGCTGACGGGCGCGATCGTCTCGACGTCGGGGTTCCTGGCGCACGACACGATCGCGGCGGGCGTCTCGCTCGACGGCTACGTCGGCGACTACGCGGGCGTGATCGAGATCAAGGCGCCGTTGGCGGCTACGCACCTCGAGTACCTCCGCAGCGGGCGGCTCCCGCTCGACTACTACAGCCAGGTGACGCACGCGCTCTGGCTGACGGGGGCGGCGTGGTGCGACTGGGTCAGTTACTCGCCGGAGTTTCCGGCGGGCTTGCAACTGAAAGTCGTCCGCGTCCTGCGGGACGAGGCCGAACTGCACGCCTACGAGCTCGCGCTGCGGCTGTTCCTCACGGAAGTCGAGGCGGAGGCGGCGGCCATTCAGGCGCTGGCGACGGCGCCGGCGTTCGCGGTGGCTGTATGAGCGACGACAAGCGCGACGAGCTCGGCGCGTTGTGGGAGCAGACGAACAGCCGCGGCACGTATCTGTCTGGCACGATCAACGGCGTCCGCGTCGTGGCCTTCAAGAACGACAAAAAGATCGCCGGCGACAAGCAACCGGTGTATCGGGTGTTGCGGGCGAGAGCGCGAGACGAGGACACCGGGCCACGCGAGCCGGTGCAGATCCTCGAGGACGAGGAACCGCCGTTTTAACGGCGGGAGGACGCTGATCATGGTGCCGGTGATTCGTGGGAGCGTGAGCGACGCCGGCAAGCTGGAACTGTCGGCAGTAGGGCGCGAGGTGCTGACGCGGCACCTCGCCTCCCTCAAGGGCAAGCCGATCGACCTGATCGTGAAGGTGCATCGGAACCCGCGCAGCACGCAGGCGAACAAGTACTACTGGGGCGTCGTCGTGCCGGTGATCGCGGCCTACTGCGGCTACGACAAACAAGAAATGCATGAGGCGCTGGCGTTTCGTTTTTTGCGGATCGAGGACGACCCGATCACGGGCTCGCCGCGGCGGCAGCACACGCCCGACACCGACACCAAAGCCTTCAGCGACTACGTTGATCAGTGCATCCAGTTTGCCGGGGAATTGGGTTTAGAAATTCCGGCGCCATATACGGTGGTGGCGGCATGAAGCACCTTGTCGGGTTCTCGGGCGGGATCGACTCGCAAGCGTGCGCGCGGTGGGTGCTGAACCGCTATCCAGCCGAGGACGTGATCCTGACGAACTCCAACGCCGGCCAGTGGGAGGATCCGCTGACGGTGCAATTTGTGGCGGACTACAGCGCCACCGTCCACCCGATCACGGCCTGCCACGCCCAGGTGCAGGACATCTGGGAGACACCTGGCTATGCGGACAAGCGGGGCGAGGACGGCGCGGCGGATCTGACGTTCGAGGATCTGTGCCGGATCAAGGGTCGGCCGCCGAGTCGCAAGGTGCAGTTTTGCACGTCGATCCTGAAGCTGGCGCCGCAGCGGCGGTGGATGCGGGCGACGTTTGGGCCGGGTGGGTGTTACGAGGGGCAGGCGTTCATCCGCTACACGGGCGTGCGGCGGGACGAGTCGGCGGGCCGGGCGCAGACGCCGGTGGAGCAGTGGGACGAGTACTTCGACTGTCCGTTGCTGGCGCCGATCGTGGACTGGTCGAAGCAGATGTGCTTTGACTACGTGAAGGCGCACGGTGAACCGATCAACCCGCTCTACGCGCTCGGGTTCAATCGGGTGGGGTGTGCGCCGTGTATCAACAGTCCCAAAGCCGACATTCTGAACTGGTCGATCCGGCGGCCCGCCATGATCGACAAGGTGCGGGGCTTTGAGCAGCGTACCGGACTGACGTTTTTCCCGCCGCTGTATCGGCACGCGCCGAACACGATCGACGCGGTGGTGCAGTGGGCCGGCACGTCCCGTGGCGGCGTGCAGGCGGTGCTGCCGGTGCTGCACGAACGCAGCGGCTGCGAGTCGAAGTACGGGTTATGCGAATGAGCGCGATCGACTACGCGGGCTTTGCCTTTCCGAAGCAGGCGCCGCGGGTGCTCGAGCGGATCGCCAGGAAGCAGGCGCTGGCGGCGCAGGAGCGCGCGTGCCGCAAAGCGGTGAAGGCCAGAGACAAGGGCCGCTGCCGGGTGCCGGCGTGCAAGAGCGCGAGCCAGCATCTGCACCATATCCGGTTCCGGTCGCAGGGTGGGAAGTGGCAGCCCAAAAATATTGCGAGTCTGTGTGTCTTCCATCACCGATTCGTCCATGCCGGGCTGCTGGCGGTCACGGGCGACGCGGATCAGACGCTGACCTTCGACGGGCGCACGGCATGACGTGGCGAGCGCGCGTCCGGCGGTGGCTGGCGCCGGACGTCGGGGATCCGGTGATCGACACCTTAATCGTGCCGCCGGTCCTGAAATACGCCGGCGCGGACGAGGCGCTGCGGCACCGCACGCAACAACGGCGGGCGGCGGCCGAGGCGATCCGGCGCCGGGCCGACGCGGTCGAGTCGGGCGTGGCGGTGAGCAAGGTCTTGACGATGGCGAAGCGGTCCTAACCAGGGGGGCGCGTGGCGCGGATCCGCATGATCAAGCCGGAGTTCTTTGACGATCCCGACGTGGGCGATTTGTCGCTGGCGGCCCGGCTCCTGTTTCTCGGGCTGCTGACGCAGGCGGATCGCCGCGGGCGGCTGAAGGACGACCCGAAGCGGCTGCGCGCCCGGCTGCTGCCCTATGACGCGGTGGTGGACGCAGAGGCGTTGCTCCAGACCTTGACCGCCGCCGGCTTTCTCGTGCGGTATGTCGTGGAGGGCCGCGCCTACCTCCAGATTCGGAGTTTCGAGAAACACCAGCGCCCGCATCCGCGGGAGGCCGAATCTGAGATCCCCGGCCCGCCAGCCGACGCCCTGATCAGGCCGAGCCGTGAAAAGGTGCGGCCTCGCCGTGTAAAGGACATGCCGAGCAATGCGGATCCTAAATCTGGAGTCTTGATTCTGGATTCTGGAGTACGGAATCTGGAGCATGGCGCTGATCGCGCCAAGCCCGCGCGTCCGCCTGCGGCGGCCGGGCGTGTGGCGCCCGCCTTCGATGCCTTCTGGGCGCTCTATCCGCGCAAGACGGCCAAAACAGCGGCGTTGAAGGCGTGGACGGCGCTCAATCCGACGGCAGCCCTTCAGCGCACGATCACGGAGGCGCTCGCCTGGCAAGTCGCCCGCGACGACTGGCTGCGCGACGGCGGGAAATACATTCCGCACCCGGCCACCTGGCTGCACCGCGGCCAATGGCAGGACGAACCGCCGCCCGCCGCCTCGCTGCTCTCTGACGTCGGCCGGCAGAACCTCGCCAATGGGCGGCTCGCCGTGGCCCGCATTCTCGGGAGGGAATCATGATCCGAGCGGACAGTCAGCCGTTTCTTGAGCGGCTCATCGGCCTCAGTGAAGTCTTTCGCGCGCCGCTCTCGCCGGCGGCGCAGCAGATGTATTTCGAGGCGGTGCAGGATCTGCCGCTCTCGCCGGTGCTGGCGGCCCTGAACACCTTGGCGCGCACCGCCAAGTTTCTCCCAAAGCCGGCCGACATTCGGGCGCTGGTCGAAGGCGACGCCGAGACGCGGATCGAGCAGGCGTGGCTGACGTGGCGCACCGCCGCGCGTCGCATTGGCAGCTATCGCCCGGTGGTGACGGCCGATCCGGTGCTGGCCGAGACGCTGACCGCCGTCTTTGGCGGCTGGGCGCAGGCGTGCGGCGCGGACTACAGCGCCGAAATGTGGGCGAGTAAACGCAAAGAATTCGGGCGCGTCTATCAGGTGCTGGCCGGACGGGATTTGCGCGGCCCGCGCGAGCTCCCCGGCCTCGCGCCAGGGCGCGCGGTGCCGCTCGAGGCGCCGCCGTCCACGCGGGCGCTCGAGGCGGGGTGCTGATGCGGACCTGGCACACGGCGACGCACGACCTGCGCTGCGGCGGCCCGCACGGCGACTGGGTGACGATTCCGGCGGGGGCGCCCGTGCAAGTCATTACCGGGCTCGGGCGGCCCAAGTTCCGGTGTATCGCGTGTGCCACGACGTCCGTGCCGGCGGATCTCCCGCGCGCGTCGCCTCCGGCGCGGGTGCTGGGGTTTACGTCGTTTCGCGGCGCGCTCGGGGACGTGCTCGAGACGGCGAACATGCGAGAGGACGGCTAATGCGCGGGCTGCACGTCGCGACGGTGTCGGCCTGCGGCGTCGCCCGTCGGCGCGCACGGGTCGAGTGGGGCTTGGCGGAACAGATCGCTGCCGTCGGCCTGCCGGTGCCCGTGCTCGAGCACCCGGTGTGCGCGGGCCGCAAGTTCCGGTTTGACCTGGCGTGGCCGGCGATCCACCTCGCCTGCGAAGTGGACGGCGCGACGTGGACGGGCGGCCGGCATACGCGCGGCGGCGGCGTTGAGCGCGACTGCGAAAAATTCTCCCTCGCCGCGATCGACGGCTGGTGCCTCCTGCGCGTCACCACGCAGATGGTGCGCTCGGGCATGGCCCTAAGCCTCGTAGAACGGGCCTTAACGGCCCGTGGCGCGACGATCGGGTGGCTGGGTAGGCCCAGGTCGCCCACGCCGCCGATCGTGGCACGGCGGGGCGTTTCCGGGGCAGGAACTGGCATCACGCTATGAGAACTCTCGCCATGACGCCAGAACAGCGGACGCGGCAAAGCCAGCAGCAGAAGGCGCGACGTGAGCGGTACAAGGCCGCCGGCCGCTGTTCCATGTGCGGCCACCCGCGCGATCGCCCCGGCCGCCTCACCTGCACCAAGTGCAGCAACGTCGATAGCCGCGCCGCTGCACTCAAAGCGCAGGGCCAGGTCGCCTACTGGCTGGTGATCAGCTATCAGGACGGCCTCGCGCTCCTGGCCGGCTCCGTGCCCGCCACCGTCCGCGCCCACGTCCAGCGCCTCCTCAAGCGTGAACCCACGGAAGGCGCCGCCGAAGACGCCGCCCGCGTCGCCGAGGCCACCGCATGACGAAGGAAGACCTGAAGGCGCTGGCGGAAGATTGGATCAAACCTGAATATCAGATTTGGGGCTACGACAGCCACGCGAAGGCGCTCGCTACCGACTACCTCCGTCTCCTCGCCCAAGAGGAGGCACGAGGAGAGGTGGTCTGCGAGCACGGGACTGCCGTGGATGTGCATTGCTGCAACTGCCACTCTGGGTTTCTGTTCGACCCTCACCATGAGTGCCCACCGTCGATGGCCGATGCCGCCGAGATGCTCTGGACCGTCATCGCCAATGTGAGCGAGGGCAACTGGACGAAGCAAACGCCTGAGTGGCAGGAAGCGGCGGCGCGATGGCGCGATTACTACTTCGCGGCTCGCGGAGACATGCATAGAGGCGACAGCCAAGAGCCGTCCTTGTCAGCAGCCAAGCAATGCGACCGTGAATGTCAGTGCGGTTATCCCCACACAGGAACAGCCGAATGACTCACTGGATGCCTCTTCCTCCCGCTCCGACAGGGCAGGACTGATGGCGATGAACCCCAAGCGCGAGCGGTTCGTGGATGAATACCTCGTGGATTTGAACGCCACGCAGGCCGCGATTCGCGCTGGCTACAGCCCAAAGTGTGCCGAAGTGCAAGGCACACGGCTGCTAAGGGATGCTCGGGTAAAGGCTGCGGTGCGGATTGGGAAGGGCGAAGCCCTCGAGCGCGTCAACCTGAAGGCCGATCGCGTCCTGCGCGAGCTTGCCCGCGTCGGGTTCTCCGACGTGCGGCACCTATTCAAGGACGACGGCACCGTGATCCCCTTGCGCGAGCTCCCGCCGGCGGTGTCCGCCTCGATCGCCAGCGTCGAAGTCGTGCTGAAGAACGCGGCGGCCGGCGACGGCGTGGTCGATCGCGTGCTCAAGATCAAGTTGTGGGACAAGAACCGCGCACTGAACGACCTGGCGCGGCATTTCGCCTTGCTGGTCGATCGGGTGGAAGTCTCGGGCGACGTGACGCTGACGGCGAAGATTGCGGCGGCGCGGGCGCGAGGCGCCAAGCTGCTCGCGGAGCGCAACGGCGAGGGCGAGCGGTGATGGATCGGCCGTGGATGGCGGCGCTAGAGATGCAGTTTGCAGCGGCGCGGTTTGCGGAGACGGTGCTCCAGGCGAAGCATCCGGCGGTTGAGCGTCACGGCACGGGGCTCTACCATCTCGCAGCCGCAAGTATCCCCCGCGCTGAAACCTATACGTGGTCGCATGATGTGCTCTCCGCGCTCTTTTTGGCCGGTCGCACCATTCCGCGTGACGCTGCGCTAAATGTTGAACTTCTCCCGGCGTCCGTCTTTTCGTGGTGGTGGTTTGAGGAGAGTTTACCGTTCCACTCGAATCGTGGCGCGTTCGGCGAGGCGGAAGTGGCGATCCACGCGGTCCTGCTGCAAAGCGGCATTACCCGGCGTGAGTCCAGCGAGCCCGCGCTCGGCATCACGACATTCGGCGTGTTGGAGAACCGCGCGCCCTTTCCGACCACGCACATTAACTGGGCGTATGGGGAGACGCTCGCGCAACTAGAGCAACGCTACGAAGCGCATTATGTGCTGGAGAACGGGGACACCGATCAGACCGCCTGTCACGCGCGCCGCTTGAGCGTCGTGGTACTGGCCGCGTTAGTCTGGCTCCAACAGCGCATTCTCTCGTGGTCTGCCGGTCACGTTGAGCGGCATCGCCGCAAGCAACTAGCCCGCGAACACAACGCGCCACTCCCGTCTGATGTGCGCGTCATCCAGTTACGTCGGGCCGAGTCCGTCTCCCGGCCACCGAGTGCCGGTGGAGAGTCGGTCGAGTGGTCGTGCCGGTGGATCGTCAACGGGCACTGGCGTAATCAGCCCTACAAGGACGAGCGGAAACTGATTTACATCATGCCCTACGTGAAAGGACCGGAGGAGATGCCCCTACGGGTGCCGACGCACACGGTGTATCAGGTGAGTCGATAGGCGGGTATGAGCCGCCTCCTGTGCCGGCACTGTCACACGAAATGGGCGCAGCATCCGCATTTACTCTGCCGGACGTGCGATCGGGCGCTCGGCACGTATCAGCCACGGACGACGACGAAGCGGCAATGTCGGCGCTGCGGCGTGACGGCGGATACAGCCGAGAGTCTGTGCTCGGCGTGTTGGCACGCCGTGGCGCAGGAGCTCGCGGCGTTGGCCGAGGTGCCGACGCCGGTGCCCGTCGAGCCGAGGCCGCGGCGGGAGCGGACGGTCGGGCACCTGACGTTTTGGGTGGTGTGGGACGGGACGAAGTGAGTCACACGGTGTGTCATTGGACGCGGACGCGGGACCGGGGGTATCGGACGGCGTGTGGGGTGGCGGTGTGGCTCGAGGGGCGCACGGTGCGGGAACTGGGGTTCTGGGTCTGTCCGTATTGCGGCGGGGCGCTGTGGGTGACGGGGAAACGGCGATGAGCGAGACGGAGCAGAAACCGAAGGCGAAACGGCCGGTGCTCAAGGTGGCGCCCGCGCGTGTGCTTGTAGACACGGACTCGTGGGGCGTCTCGATCCGCGTGTTTGCGATGCCGAGTTGCTGTGTGGCGAAGGTGGAGCTCTCCGAGGCGCAGGTTCGGGTGCTTGTGGGGGCGTTGCGGGGGGCACTGGAGCAGATCGAGCGAGACGCCGAACAACGGCGCGGTGTCAAGGCGTGAGCGCGCCCTCTGCCGCCGACGAAGAGGCGCTCCAAGACCTCGTCGCCGCGACCTATGCCGATCCGTTGCAATTTGTGCAGTCGATGTTTCCGTGGGGCGAACCGCATACGCCGCTGGCCGATGAGCCCGGCCCCGATGCCGTGCAGACGGAGTTTCTCGAGGCGCTCGGCACCGAGATCAAGGCGCGCGGGTTCAACGGCGCGGACGCGGTGCTGCCGATTCGGATGGCGGCGAGCTCCGGGCACGGCACCGGCAAGGCGCAGCCGGTATCGCTCGAGCTCCATACGCCGCGGGGGTTGCGGCGGTGGGGCGGTCTGCAAGTGGGCGACGAGGTGTTTGCTGGCGACGGGCAGCCGACGCGGATCGTGGCGATTCATGACCGGGGC